GACGCACCTGATGGGGTTCTTAAGTCAGCGTCTAGTAGATAAAGACATTGGTGTGACATTCATCAATGTGGGTGTGATGTTCCGGACCATCAAGGAGAAGATGAACTTAGACAGTCGGTCTCTTATTAGAGAAGTGGACAAGATTAAAAAGTCTGAGGTTCTGATTCTTGATGACATTGGGACTGAGACGCCATCTAATTGGTCTGTAAAAGAGGTCCTGTATGCGATTCTGAATTATCGGATGGAGCATGGGAAGGCAACCTTCTTCACGTCAAATTTAACTAAGCATGACTATCTGGACCAGTTGCGAATGGGAAGGGATGTCCTGCCGATGGATGTCACTCGTCTTGGAGAACGGTTGGATAGTTTAGCTAAGGAAGTACAAATGGGCGGTAAGAACCGCCGAATCAAAATATAAAGGGGAATAAGAAATGATGCCGTTGTTTTATGGGTTTGTAGCAATCTTGCTACTTGTAGTTGGAGCTTGTGTGGTTGGGTTGATGCGCGATGTGGAGCATCACGAAAACTGGTTATCTCGCTTAGATAATAAGCTAGATCATGAACGGGAAATCAGAGTGGCCCGTGAATTAGATTTAGCAGCAAAATTCGATTCCGTCATTAAAGAATTGGAAATCGAGATTGGCTTCTGCCGTCGGATGGAACGACAAAACAAGACGATTGCTATTCGTAATCGAGAAGACCTATTGGCAATGCGCGACGATTTGCGCGACATGAAGCGGTACTATGAACACCGCGTCATGACAAGAAAAGGAGGTAGCAGCCGATGAATAACTGTACGTTTATTGGTCGCTTAACACGCGACGTGGAACTTAAATACACGGGCAGTGGCATGGCGGTAGCTGAGTTTAACTTAGCCGTTAATAGACGGTTCACTAATAGCAATGGTGAACGGGATGCAGACTTTATCCGTATTCGGGCTTGGCGTAATGCAGCTGAAGCAATTGCTAAATGGACCAAGAAGGGTAGTCAGCTAGCAGTAAAGACTCGTTGTGAAACGGGGCAGTACGAAAAAGATGGGGTAACCCATTATACGACTACTTTTGTGGTAGAAGAATTCGACTTCTTGGACTCTAAGAAGTCACAAGAGAATCGTCAGAGTGCTTGCCAAGGTGGCTATGCTGGCCCTGGTAGCTATCCAGCACCTGAACAGGTTCCTAATGGTGTCTATAGTTCTGCGCCAGATGAACATTTCGGGGGTGCATTCTGATGAAGGCAAATTGGTCTGATAGCAATCACCGGACTGACGTTCGGGATGGCTACTGTGAGACTTACATTCCAACGCGTCACCAATGCTTACCTAAGACTGACTGGTTGTTTGCAGCAGTCGAGGGTAAAGACAAGATTAGATTTGTGGCTGATACGGAAGAAGAAGTATTCCAGTGGCTACGGAAGCATAATCGAGTAGGCAAGCATCTGCGAGTTGTGCGGTGCCATCGGTAGGAGGAAATACGAATGATCTATGAAGTGAATTCAAAATATGATGTGAAAAGAGTACTTCAAACATACAACGCTATTTATGGGCTTGATAATCTCTTGCCTGACGAAATGTCTAGAGAGTTTGAATATGGTTCAAATGGTACTAAGTATATTTTGGTTATGGAGTTTCCTGGTCTAAGACGATTTGATGCAACATGGGTTTCTTATGAATCAATTATAAAAGGCACAACCGTTTATACCCCTAAAAATTACCCGGTGGCGTTTTCTAAAATCTTAGGCCCTGATAGAAGCAAGCGGAGTGCTTTGGATGACACTGTGGCCATGCTTGTGGCGCACTCTAGAAAAAAAGAAGAACGTCAAAAAGATAATCATGGCTATGATGCGGTCCTGAAAGAAATGAAAGACACCTATGATCGTAAGAATTCCGATTATGGGAATAGCTTTGAAAAGACGTTGAATGAGTTCGGACTTACTCCAGGTATTGCTCAGATTTACCATAAGTTTGAGCGGGTTAAACAATTGGTGAAAAGTCCGGATGCTAAAGTCAATGAGTCCATGCGAGACAGTTTGTTAGATATGTGCAACTACATTGCTATGACGGTGGCTTGGATGGACAAGGAGGGGAAAGAAAATGGCTAAGTTTGATAATAGATTCTTGATTATTCCACTAGTAATGTCCGTTGTGATTCTGATTGCTGGTGTGCTGATGGTGATGAAGATAAATAGTCACCCTCCTGAAAGAGTTAAGCAGGATGATGCGGGCCCTAGATTGGTTCGCCAATGGAAAGTAGGGGACGATGCTAAACCACGGCTTCATAAGCTATACGAGACGGTGGTTGATGGCGAAAAGATTCGCTATGTAGTAGAGGAGGAAATTTAATGATCACTGTATATGGTAAACCTAACTGCCCTAATTGCGACAATACAAAGCAATGGTTAAGAGAACATTGTATTGAGTTTGAGTATGTCGATGTGACGGTGGATATGGCAGCCCTTAATCAGATTAAGGAGCACGGTTATTCAGCCCTCCCAGTTGTATCTGTCAACAACTGGGAGACCTCATGGGCTGGCTTCAATGTTCCGGCACTGGTGCGGTTATTGTGGAAGGAGATCTAATCTATGGCAACGAGATTGGAAGTTGCAGAGTCTAAACTCGCAAAACTATATGCTGAATCGGAAGCAATTGTGGAAGCTATGTATGATCATACGAAGATTACGCATGGTTCACCGGTTAACGACAAGCGCGGTGCTGATGCCTGGATGAAACGAAACCGTCAACTGGATGAGCGACTATCTGCTAAGAATGACGAGATACGCGCTCAAGAAGCAAGAGTTGAGAAATTAAAGTGGCAGGAAGAAAACTACCGTCTAGGATTGAATAAGGATGGTAACGGCGTTCGTTTGGCGCCTGACAACGTTGGGCGTATAAAAGAAGAAATTCTAAAGGCGGAACGTGGCGAGTCTCATTATGGCCGAAAGACGATTCGGGGGTATATTGACTACTTGAAGTCATTGGCTAATCAAACAGAACCTAAGATTAGTGAATTGGCTAAGAAGGTGATTGCATCTGGACGCGTGACTCAATGGGCTAAGCATCCTCATATTTACTTTGTCAACGGGATGCGGAAAGTTGCAATTGAGTTGGATGCAGACGGAGTATTCTCGCTTTCGATGCGGTATTATCCTTATGATCCATCTGACCGAGAGCTGGTCGAGAATTTGATTAGGGGGAATTTCTGATGGTTGTAATTCTATTAGGAGTGCTGGTATTAATTGCGCTTGGGCTTATGTCTAGTGCTTATCCGGAGGATGATGAATGATGAATCTTGATGACATTATCAAAAGTAAGTGCTACGCGCTTTCAGCATTGGGAAATCCACTGCTGCTTGATAAAGCATTTAAGGAAATTGAGTATCTTAAGTCATTGAAACCTATTATTCCTAAGTTTGTCGCTGATTGGATAAATAGCCATCCTGAAACGATGATACTGTCTGACTTTGTTTCAATGTGGGAATCTGAAGAAATGCCTAGGGATGTTGGCGAATGGTTCGATGATAAAGATATTGTCATTGTGCTGGCTAACATGGAACAGTTTGGGTACTTTGTGGAGGGTGATGAGTGATGGAAACATACGAAGAACTCCTTGCAGATAACGAGAGGATGCTTTCCTGTATGAAGCATATGAATGAACTGATGGCATTGGAAATCTTACAGGTAAATCAACTAGTGAGAGAAAGGGATAGCCTGAAGCGTCGCATTGCTTATTTGGAACAGAAGATTGAGGAGGCAAGAAAATGATTAATTTAATCTTATTATATGTTTCCTGCACTATTGGATTTGTCCTGTTGTTCTTAATATTTTGGCTTAAGGATGAATTGATCCAACAAAGAAGAGAGAAGGCGGATAATGAAGCGTTATATAACATTGTCATCGACCGACAATTAGAAACAATTAACGAGCTAAAGAAGAAGATTGAGGAGCTGGAAAAGTGATGAACGAATTACAACCAGGTAAACATTACAGAAATGTGAGGTTCGGAGATGTGGTAATGCCTGTCGCGGTAGCAATGGGAGAAATGACGTCGCGGAAGTTTGTTGTCTACACTGAGAAAGGAACATTAGGAGAAAGTGTTTGGATTTTACCACTGGAAATATTTGAACGTCGGTACGAATTAGTGGAAGAGGGCAAGGAATTAAGACCGATTGCCGGCTTCCCAGAATTTAAGCCAGTGCTAGATCCAAAAAAATTATTGGCAGAAAACGAGGAACTCAAATTACAGATAAATAGCCTGCGCTATGAAATGTCCAAGATGGAAGAAGAACTAATGCAACTAAAAAGTGATAACCAGATGCTCAAACGACGCATTGCTGATTTGAGGTATAAAGATGATACAAGCGAGGTGCCGTTCTGATGAATAAAAAAATGTATGCTATCAATTGGTATAGAACTGAAGGGGAAGATGATTGCGAGTATGATGTATACCGCAAGGTATTCAACACCCGAGAATCGGCGCACGAATGGTTGTTATCTGAAGGGTTCTCTAAAGAAAGGGAAGCTACAAGCCATAACGAGTATGAGTATTGCAAGTATGGGGATAGGGTATTCACTATGGCAGCAATCATGGAAATGGAGGTAGTGGAATGACACCTAAATTCAGAGCGTGGTACAAAGGGAAAATGTATAAGTCCAGAGTTATTGTATATAACGGACAGGTGTTCTTGAACATGGCAGACTTTAATAGCTGCATGGTAAGAGACGGAATCAAATTGATGCAGAGTACCGGATTGAAAGACTGCGACGGTAAAGAACTCTTTGACGGGGATATTATCGAATTTGATGACACCATTTGTTATGAAGACGAGTCGTACGGTGAGACTAACGAAGTTACAGGTGGAGAATGCGATATAAAGAATTTAGCTGTTCTTGAGATAGATCATGGGTTAGTGATTGCACTGAGACATTACAAGTATGGTGGAGATTTATTAAAAGATAATGTATCAGAAATGCTGTATAGATTGTCTGAAAGAGACATTTTGTTGATTGAGTTCCTTGCTTTCCCTGCAAACTTCAAAATTGTTGGGAATGTATATGAGAATAAGGACCTGATGGAGGTTAAAAAGTGATGATACCTAAATATGTCCTTAAGGTAATGAGGCAGTTTAATGATGCTGGTATCACTAGCTATGGAGAGTTGGTGCTTTCTTACAAATATAACGTGTTTATACAACTGAACGATGTTAGAAACAGGAAAGACTTTTCTTTGAAACTATTAGTCTGGCTTTCTCAACATGCAATTCATTTTGAAAGAATAAGTGCCGATGTTGAGTCTAGATCATTTAGTGGCAATGTGGTAAGGGCAATTAAATATATAACCGGTAAAGAGTTTTCTTTTTCCGATTATATGCTTATCCATGAATTGATTGGATGTGGTGTTAATAAAGAACTTGCTGAAAAATTCAAGGAGCAAAACTTTGACATGGAAGTGTTGCGAAGACATAGAGAGGAGAATTCAAAATGATTATTCTGTATAGAGTTAGAACGTTTGATAAGTTGAAAGAATTGCTTGGTAAGCTTCACATTGAAGGGGCAAAATGGAGTGGGTACGAAAGCCTTGAAGATAACCGATACATGAGACTGATTTGGGAAGATGATGGTGATAAGCTAGTTATTAAAAACGATAATGGGGTTGTCAATCATGCATCTATTGACTTCTACTTAAATGAATACGATTGGGAAGGGCAAACGTATATGGTGGTGGATTATGAATAAAAAACGTATAAAGGAACTGATTAAAAAGACGCCATACTACGATTATCAAAACCAGGTACTTAAAAAGCATGGCGAGTTCATCCGTCAGTATTGTGCTGACCGTATGGAGCAAGCCTTGTACAACTATCTTGGAGCCACCATGATGGTGCTCAGAGATAAGTATGGGTTTGGACGGCAACGTATGGAAAATACTATGAGAGAAATTACAGTCCAGGTAAGTCATATCAACTCAAAGCATGCTACTGCTGAGGACATGATAGGACTTATCGAGAGAGAGACAGGTTTTAACTTACCTGCGTTCGTTGCCAAAATGTATGAGGAGTCGAGAACATGAAACTATATACCATTTTATACAGTGACCGTTACGAAACTGGTGTAGATATGCCATATGTAGACGGTCAAGCATTTAAGACTAAGCGTGAAGCAAATGCTCATTTAATGAACAATAACTTCGAGTATCATCATGGCTACTTATATCCGTACTACAAACAGAAATTGAGAAAAAAGACCATGGCGAAAATTATTGAGTTAGAGTTAGGATACTAAAACAATGGCTGAGATTTTAGAATTGCACCGCATCCAAAGATTACCTAATGGAATTTCGTTAGGTGGTGGGATATTCAAACACGAAACTAGAGAACAAGCGATTAGAAAAATGAGCGATGAAGGGTATGAATATGACCCTGCGTCAGGACGGTTCTTTAAGCGGATGGGAAGCTGTTATATAGAATGGGTGGAAATTACTGGGAAGGATGATACAAAATGATGAAGGCAATTAAACTTGAAAAAACAATAGAAGCCGTATTGAAGTGGGGCAAGGAACGCGGCATTGAAGACGGAGATAAGGCGTCTCAAGTTGCTAAACTCTATGAGGAATTCGGTGAGTTGTGCCGTGCCCATTTGAAGTACAAAGGGACTGGGCTAGATAAGTGGCTAGCAGAATGGAAAGATGCTGTGGGGGACATGATTGTGGTTATGACAATGGTCTGTCTGCAAAATGGCTTGAGTCCTTATCAATGCCTGTACTTGGCGAATGAACGTGAGGCAGTAGATGGCGGGGCCAACAACCTATTGCGGATTGGGGTTGCACTTGGCTTAGTGGCTGAAGACATTATGGAGCCACGGATTGATAAAGAAACGATGATTAGCTCGTTGACGAATCTATCTTGCGAGCTGAATAGTTACTGCAATGCGGAGGACTTAGATCCGGTTGATTGTTATGTGAAAGCATACAATGTCATCAAGAACCGCAAGGGGGTTATGAAGGGCGGTTCATACGTTAAAGAGGAGGATGAGGAAGATGGAACTGAAGGTCATTAGTCGGCATGAGGTGTTGGGCAAGAACTTTCGCATCTATGGAACGGTGGCTGAGCCACTGTTCCTGGCAAAGGATGTTGCGAGTTGGATTGAGCATAGCGATGTATCTACGATGATTCGTAATGTGGATGAAGACGAGAAGCAGATACAAACATTGTTTGTGTCAGGTCAGAAACGGGATGCTTGGTTCTTAACGGAAGATGGGTTGTATGAAGTCTTGATGCAATCTCGTAAGGCAGTGGCTAAGTCGTTTAAGAAACAGGTCAAGGCAATCCTCAAAGAGATTCGGACAACAGGGGTCTACAAGGTGCCACATAATCCGATGGAAGCCATTCAACTAATGTTTCAATCAATGAATGAGACGGATGCCCACTTAAGCGATGTGGAAAACCGTGTCTCAGAATTGGAAGATAATACGCCGCTTAGTCCAAGTTCTTATAGCTTTATCAATAAGTGTATTGGGCAAAGAATCAGAGAGTACCTTGAAGCTAAGAATATCCAAGGGAGTCAAGAAGCTAAGAAGCTATTGTATAAGGACATTGGATCTAGCATCAATGCGATTGCTGGTACGGCAACACGTTCACAACTAAAGGCTAAACACTTTGATGATGTGGTGAACTTCATTCGCGACTGGATCCCTAGCCAGGTAACAATCTATAAGATTGGAGAATTGGCACATGCGATGGAGTGAGGATAAGGAATCGTGGCAAAAGGTATTGGAGTACACTTCTCGTAATCTCAATGAGAAGTGGTCGCCTGATGTTAAGAAGGAGTGCATGGAATTAAGTCAAAAGTTCTATGATCCATACGCGCACAAGCCGATTGATATGATGCCGTATCTGAAACACAACCAGGAAAAGTTGTTGGGCGTCATAAAAGACCTGAACATGTCCACTACCAGGTTTGCAAATGAAATATCATTGGACCGTAACAGTGTGGCCAGGGTGTTAGACCTCAAGGGGTTTCCGTCTGTAAGGTTTCAGGAGACTGTCTATGACATGTACGGGGTCAAAATGATTACTAGGCGAAGTGTATTAGAAAAGGAAACGGGGTTATAAAATGATTGAGAACACATTTATAAGAATTGATAGTTTGATTATCAGAGTGAATATGATTAAAAGTATTTTTGACACGTTCAGAGAGGGCCAAAATGTATGTGTGATTCGGTTTACTGATGGAACTGAATCTATACATAAAGGAGTCTGTGCGGAGGACTTTTGGAAAGCCTTAGGGAAAATAAAATAAGAAGGGGCAGAATGGTGTCATAAAGATGGGGAATAAAGATGAGCGCATATATGTTGTTATCAATGGCGTCATGCTTCAAATCAGAAAGATACAAGCGGCATGGGATGTACAGGATCCTACTGAGAAAGTATGTAATATCTTGTTCAATGATGGGACGCTCATTGGTTTCTCAAAGTTCACGGCAACTGAATTGTGGAATGAAATGTTAAAAGCTAAGAAAGGTCTTGAAAAAGTATGATGAATCAGAAGTTTGTAAGATTTGGGGTTGTGGTAGTAGACGCCAGCCGGATTGTTGGTTTGTTTGAAAATGATAAGGGGGTAGGCATCCTACTTCAAGGGGAAGCCAGACCCTTATACATTGATGACTGGAAGCTAGACAAGGTACTAGAACAGTTAGCCGATACCATGGAAGCTATGGAGCCTAAGCAAGCGCCTAGTGACATTAAGGGGCGAGAATTCATTCTAGCAGATAAAGCAAACTTAGAATGGGATGCGTCAAAGGATGACCGGCTAACTAAATTTGAAATCAAGACGGAAGAACTAGCTGGAGATAAGGTGAATACGGTCAAACTAAAGTCTGTTAAAGAATTTGAGGACTTGCAAGAAGCACTAGACGGACCGTTAGCATTAGTAAATGGGGTTCTATTCGTCCCATTCGTTTAGGAGGTGAACACTTGGAAGCTAAGGAGTTCTTAAAAACGGTGTACTGGTCTGAAAAGGAAGTGAATTCCTTGCGGAACGAGTTACGACAAGTAGAAGCAACGCTGCTATCGTCACCTAGTTGGTCTGACATGAAGGTTCAAACAAGTGGGATGCAGTCGACAGATGATACCACTGCATCCCACTTGTTTGAACCTTCATGTCAGACCAACTA